AAGCGCTGGATGCTATCGGCTGTAGCGCGGGTAATGAAGCCCGGCTGCAAGGCTGACTCGGTGATGATTCTCGAAGGTGCGCAGGGCGCTGGTAAGTCGACCGCAATGAGCATTCTTGGCGGCGAGTGGTTCATGGACACGCCGTTTGCGCTGGGCGACAAGGACGGCTTTCAGGCGATCCGGGGCAAGTGGATCGTTGAGCTGGGCGAGCTGGACAGCTTCAACAAGGCTGAGAGTACGAAGGCCAAGCAGTTCTTCTCGGCGTCCACTGACACTTACCGCGAGAGCTATGGCCGCAGAACGATGGACGTGCCACGCCAGTGTGTTTTCGTGGGTACAACCAACCAAGACGAGTACCTGAAGGATGCCACCGGCAACCGGCGTTATTGGCCGGTCGCGTGTACCAAGGTGGATCTGGAGCTGTTGCGTTCGATGCGCGATCAGCTGTGGGCTGAGGCGGTGTTCTGTTACGACGCGGGCGATCTTTGGTGGGTGACGCTGGATGAGGCTGCGATGTTCGGCGAAGAGCAGGACGAGCGCTTTGTTGTGGATGAATGGGAAGGTCCGATTCTGACCTGGCTCGAGGAGTCGCAGATCGGCGAGACCACCACCGGTAGCGACGTGCTCACCAGTGCGTTGAAGTTGGACTTCGGGCATTGGGGCAAACCGGAGCAGATGCGCGTCGGCGCGATCATGCATCGGTTGGGCTGGCGGCGTGTTCGGTTGCCGGCGTTGGCTAAGAGCGGCCAGCGGCCCTGGGCTTACAAGAAGCCGACAGGGTGGGGCGGTGCCTCGGCGTTGCAGCGAGTGGAGTTCGAGGAGCCTTGCTTTGATTAAGGAGATCGATTCGCTGCTTCGGTTGTGGGCGCAGGAGCTGCATTCAGAACATTCGAAAGGAGGGCTGGCTGGGGGAAATATGGTTGCCATGATGATGGAGAGCAACGGGCAACTGATCAGGGGGCGGCGCGCCTTTCGTGCGCCGATGGAAAGCTCGTTAGATATTGAGCTGATCGTGAACAAGCATCTCGCGCCGGAGCTGGTGGCGGTGGTGCGTGAACATTACTGCACGCTCGATGTGGATATGCGTTTGCGGTATGCACACTGCGGTTGTGGCCGCGACACGTACTACCAGCGTTTGCATGATGCGCATCTGCAGATCTTCAGCGTGATGATGGGGCTGGCTGCGTGACCCCAGTTATTCGTCCGGCTGTTGTTGTCCCACTGGCCCGTCTTGTCTCGCTGCGTTTTGATGCAGTGGGACAGGTGCGGGCCTTGTCGTTGTTGGGTTGTCCCACCGTCCCGCCTAGTAGTGCCTCCCGCCCGTGTGAGCGTAGCGGGCGAGCACTACGCGCTTACGCGCGAACGCGTGTTCTTTAAAATTCTTCCTTTACACGAGAAAGAAGAAAGATAAGTAGGACAGTGGGGCGAAGCCCCGAATTCAGGCGCTCTCAGGCGTCCCACTTCGATTCTGAAAAGTGGGACGTATGGGACACCGCCGCAACAATAGATTGCCGTGGTGGTGTATTCGCCGACATTCGCTAGGCGTTCACCCTGTGTTACCCACTTATTCACCGGGTGGCATTAAAACAGGGTTGCTGCCACCGGAATCGACCTGTAAAAAGTAGTCATCTTCGATAGGTGCGACCGCAGAGAGCGGCAAGCATCAACCACCAAACCCGGCCATTGCGCCGGGTTTTTGCGTTCATGGGGTAGGCGATGACAAGCGAGCAACAAGCACTGGCAGAAATGCCGATCTGGTTAGTGATCGTCCTGGCTCTGGTCGGCGGCGTATCGGGGGAGATGTGGCGGGCGGACAAGGACGGGGCGCGGGGCTGGGCGTTGTTGCGCAGGCTCGCGCTTCGGTCGGGTGCCTGCATTGTCTGCGGGGTGACGGCAATGATGCTGATGATCGCGGCCGGCATGACGATCTGGACGGCGGGCGCCTTGGGATGCCTCACTGCAATGGCCGGCGCGGATGTGGCCATCGGGTTGTACGAACGCTGGGCTGCCAAGCGGCTTGGCCTTTCCGAGTCGGCATCGACCGACCGAACCTGAGAGTCAGGGGCGAGGGTGGGGCGCCGGTTTTTCCGGGTCCTCCCCGAGGACCGCCCCCTACACGGGTTACGGAACTCGCGGGATCTCTGCAGCTGAGAATTTCACAGGGATGTCCGTCTTTTCAAAGGGTTAGACATGGGAAAGACAGTCAGCAAGGCCGACTTGAGCGAGATCGTCGGTCGCGATGAACGCACCCTGACCCGATGGCAGAACGACGGCATGCCAGTGACCGAGTTCGGCCTCGGTCGGGGCAACGAAAACCAATACGACACCGAAGCCGTGATTCAGTGGCTGATGCACCAAGCCGCACTCAACGGCAAAAAAGAATCTTCCCGCGACCGACTTGATCGGATCCGCGCTGACCGCGAAGAACTCGCTATGGCAAAAGATCTTGGCGAGGTGGTCATCGCTGCCGATCTGATTGAGCGCTTCGAAGCAATGATCACCGCTGCAAAAGTGGAGCTGCTCAACTCTTTCCCCGACGTGCTGGCCGCCGAACTTTCGGCGCGCTACGACGTGGAAGTCGACGAGCAACTGATTCGCGACCCCATTGAAGCCATCCTGAGGAGGCTTTCTGACTATGACAAGGATGATGCCGCGTCAGATGGATATTCTGACGAACCGGACGATACGGAGGGCCTTGAGGAAGACGGCGACTAAAGCGCTGCGCGGCGCTTGCCGCAAGTGGGCGCCGCCGCCTCGCATGAGCATTATCGAGTGGGCGGACAAGTACCGCTGGCTCGCACCAGAAGAGGCAGCGCGCCCCGGCAAATATCGCTTTGACGTTACTCCTCACCTGATCTGGCCCGGTGGTCCATTGGAAGCGCTGGATGATCCCACTGTCAGTGAGATCGTCGGACGCAAGTCGGCGCAGGTGGCATGGACGTCGGGTGTTCTGGGTAACGCCCTGGGCAAGTGGATCGACATTGATCCGTCACCGATTCTGGTTCTGTTTCCCAAGGCCGAAGCGGCCAAGCAGTACGTTGGTGAAAAGCTTGAGCCGATGATCGAAGCCACGCCGCGGCTGCGCAAGAAAGTCGACCTGCGAAGCCGCAAGTTGCAGCAGCGACAGGACTTCAAGCGTTTCCCCGGCGGCTTCCTGAAAATGGTGGGTTCAAACAGCCCGGCCAGTGTGAAGTCCACGCCGGTGCCACGCGTTGCCATTGAGGAGCCGGACGACTGCAACCTCAACCTGCGCGGTCAGGGCGACAGTATCAAGCTGGCCAAGGAACGTCTGAAAACGTTTCGCCGTTCGAAGATCATCATCGGCGGTACACCGACCATCAAGGGCTTGTCCGCCATTGATGCGGAGCTGGAACTGTCGGACAAGCGCGTCGGCCTGGTGCCGTGTCACGAATGCGGCCAAGAACACGCGTTGAGCTTCGACAACCTGCACTGCGACGAGGATCCGGAATACCTGCATGAGGTGTACGGCAAAAAGCGGCCGGAGAAAACGTTCTACTCCTGCCCACACTGCGGCGGTATCTGGGATGACAACCAGAAGAACGCCAACCTCAAGCATGGGCGGTGGTCACCTACAGCAGAGTTTCGCGGTATCGCGGGCTACATCCTCAACGAGCTGTACGCGACGTTTTGGGGATCACGTTTCCAGGTGTTGATGGAGAAAAAGCTCCAGGCCGAACACGCGGCCTCACAAGGCAACATCGGGCCGATGATCGCTTTCGTCAACAGCTCCAAGGGCGAAAGCTACGAGTATCAGAGCGATGCACCGAAGACCGATGAGCTGGAAAAGCGTGCAGAGCCTTATGCGGAGCTGACAGCGCCGAAAGGTGTCCTGCTGATCACCGTTGGCGTTGACGTCCAAGGCGACCGCCTCGCTCTCACAATCATCGGTTGGGGACGAGGCGAAGAGTCGTGGCGCTTGTACTGGGGTGAGCTTCACGGCAACCCCATCGATCCCTATGACGCCGTCTGGCAAGAACTGGATCGGGTTATTTCTCAACCCGTACCGGTCGAAAGCGGTGCGCAACTGGCGGTATCGGCAGTCAGCATCGACAGCTCTGACGGCAATACCAGTGACGCGGTGTATGCCTACGTGCGGGATCGTCAACGCTACAACGTTATGGCGATCAAAGGCGCCTCTATCGACAGTCGCGACAAGGAGATCTTTACCAAGCCTCCGCAGTCGGTGGATACCTCACAGGACAACACCAAGGCTGCGAAATACGGTCTGCGAGTCCACATCGTCGGTACGCACAAAGCGAAGACGCTCATTGATGGGCGGCTGCGCCTAAAAGGTGCTGGACCGGGGCGCATGCATTGGTACAGCGAGATCAGCTCGGACTACTACGAGCAACTCACCAACGAAGTCCTGGCACCGCACCCGCGTAACCCCAGCAAAATGGTTTGGCAAAAGAAAGCCGGCCGTCGCAACGAAGCGCTGGATTGCGAGGTGTATGCCTTGCACGCCGCTCGCAGCCTGAAAACTCACCTGTTACGCGATCACGAATGGGACCAGTTGGAGCAGCAGTTGCTGCAGCCAACCCTGTTCAGCACCGAACAACCGGTCGCTCCGGTACCGCGCCGAGCTGTCGCTCGTGGGCGGGGCACCCGCAGTCGCGCGGGCTACTAAGGAAACACACATGACAGACGCACAACAGCGCCTCGCGGAAGTCCGGGCGGCGATCTCTGACGTCCTGAAAAAAGGCCAGCGCCTGCGCCGTGCGGATCGCGAGCTTTATCGCGCCGAGCTGAACAGCTTGCGTCTTCTGGAGCAGCAGTACGCCAGAGAGGTCGCGTTGGAACAGGCTCAACAACAGGGACGTGGCCGCAACCGCGTCTCCTACATGAAGATCTGACTATGGGATTTTTTCGAAAAGACCCGGCCGAGCTGCTGATGCGCGAGGCCCTCAAACTCGCCAAGTCGGCAAGCGAGTCCAGGCCTATCATAGCTCAGGGGGGCGGGGGTGGTGTTGAGACGCGGTGGCGCGGGGCTTCCCGCGTACTGCGCAGCATGGCCAGCTGGATTCCCGGTCTTGGCAGTCCGCGGCGAGATCTCGACCAAAACGAGCGTCGAATGCTGGTTGCGCGCTCTCGAGACGCCATGCGTAATCACTTGATAGCCCGTGCGGCGATTACGCGCTTGCGCACCAATGTTGTAGGAACCGGGCTGGTTTGCCGGTCACAGATCGATCATGACGCATTAGGTATCGACGAGACGCAGGCTGAGAAAATCAACAATCAGCTTGATCGCTTGTGGTCGCTGTACGCCGATGATCCACGCGAATGCGACGCCGAGGCGACACTCAACCACTACCAGCTACAAGCACTGGTATTGATCTCGTCCATGGTGGGTGGTGACGTGCTGATTGCCAGTCCTGACGATGAGCGCTTCGGCTGCATTTTCAGCACGCGCTTGCAGTTGATCGAATCGGACCGTGTCTGCAATCCAGCCGGGCAACTGGACAGTGCAAACCTCGTGGACGGTGTCGAGTTCGACCGGCTGGGGGCGCCGCTGGCGTATCACGTCTGTACCGGATACCCCAACGAATACACCGCCGGCCAGGCGCTTAAATGGGAGCGTCTGCCAGCCTTTGGCGAGGCCACGGGCCGGCGCCGCGTCATGCACGTCATGGCCGACAAGGAGCGTCCGGGACAAAAGCGCGGAGCGCCTTACCTGGCACCGGTACTGGAACCGTTGCAGAAGCTGGAGCGCTATAGCAGCGCCGAGCTGATGGCGGCGGTGATCTCCGCAATGTTCACGGTGTTCATCAAAAAGACCAACGACTTTCAAGTCGGGAATCTCCCGCTGACCGCATTAGCCAACGAAGGTGACGGTCCCGCAGGCGACACAACGGCTGACGGCGAACTGGCTCTGGGCGAGGGGGCGATTGTTGACCTGGGCCAAGGTGAGGAACCGGTAATCGCCAATCCTGCGCGGCCTAATGCGCAATTCGATCCGTTCTTTACGGCAGTGGTCAAGGAAATCGGCGCTGCTTTAGAGCAACCGATGGAAGAGCTGTTGCTCCACTACAGCAGCAGCTATAGCGCAGCCCGTGCGGCGATGTTGCAGGCGTGGCGTTTTTACAGCCTGCGCCGCTGGTGGTTGATCTGTGACTTTTGCCAGCCCAGCCGGGAATTGCTGATCGATGAGGCGGTGGCCCGTGGATTGATCAGCCTGCCGGGTTACGCGGACCCGGCGAAACGCAAAGCCTACTGCCAGGCGATCTGGATCGGCCCGGCACGTGGCGCCATTGATGAGCTGAAGGAAGCCAACGCTGCCGGTAAGCGCATCGAGATTGGTGTCAGCAACGAAACACTGGAAACCGCCGCAATGACCGGCGAGCCGTGGCAGCAGGTGTATCGGCAGCGCGTGCGCGAAGTCACCCAGCGGCGCAACGATGGCCTGCACGTTTTACCCAAAGGGCGGGAGCAGGAAACACCGCCGTCCGCCAACCCCAACGAGGAATAACCATGCCCCGCGCATTCGAGCTGGCTGCATCGCAGCCGTGGCTGATGCTGCCCGGCGCCCTGGATAACTTGCTGACCATTGCAGACCGCATGGGCGATCCGGCGGCGCTGGAAACACGCACTGGCATGCGACTGGATAACAGCCGCACTGTCAGCGTACGCAATGGTGTGGCGATCATCCCGGTAGTCGGTCCGGTGTTTCGCTATGCCAACCTTTTCACCGAGATCAGCGGTGCGACCAGCACTCAGGTGCTGGCCACCGACCTGCAGGCCGCGCTCGATGATCCCAAGATCAGCGCGATCATCCTCAACATCGATAGCCCAGGCGGCGTTGCCGCCGGCATCAACGAACTGGCTGACCAGATCCATGCGGCCCGTGACCGTAAACGCATAGTTGCCTACATCGGCGGCACTGGCGCAAGCGCGGCCTATTGGATTGCGTCAGCTGCCAGCGAAATCGTCATCGACGAAACGGCGCTCGCCGGGAGTATCGGTGTGGTCGTTGAAGCTGTGGTCGGCGGCGAGGAAGGCAACGGCCGTAAGCGCTATCAGATCGTCAGCCGCAATGCCCCGAACAAGCGTGTAGATCTCTCTACCGAAGAAGGGCGAGCCAAGGTCGGCGAAACGGTCGACGCCATGGGTGATGTGTTCGTCGCCAAGGTGGCCCGCAACCTGGGCGTGGAGCCGGTGCGTGTCCCAGAGATGGGCGACTTCGGCGGCCTGCGCGTTGGCGCCGCGGCTGTCGAGTCCGGCTTGGCCCACCGTCTGGGGTCGCTTGAAAGATTGATTACCGAACTGGCCAAACCGGCCGCCACTCAACCGAGGAAATACAACATGACCACCATCAGCAGCACGGCGGAGTTGCGTGAGGCGCTGGCCGCCGGCACGGATCCGCAAACCATCGAAATCGCTCAGGCCAATCAGCCGGATCTCGAAAGCATCCGCACCCAAAGTCGCGAGGAAGGCGCTACTGCAGAGCGGCAACGCATTACCGGCATCAATGCAATGGCCAGCAAGGGTTTCGAAACTGAAATCTCCGCTGCCATTGAAGCAGGCACCACGGTTGAAGCCACAGCGCTACAGCTGTTCAAGGCAGCGCAGGATCGCGGCATTTCTCTGAGCGCCATCAAGGCCGACGCCACTGGTGCATCGACGTCCTCCCCGACGGGCGATACCGCTCAGGGTGAGCGCAAGGCCGTCGTAAACGCCATTGTCGAGGGCGCCTCGCGCCGCTGATTGGAGAACTTTATGAGCAACCCAGAACGCCAAACCTATGTCCCGGACCAGCTGTCCGCCGGTGCCTTCCCGGTGATGATCGACACCGCCGTGATCGCTTCCGGCCAGAAGCTCAGTCGAGGCGCCGTCCTTGGGCAAGTAACGGCCAGTGGCGAATATGTGCTGTGCAAGGCCGCAGCAACCGATGGCTCCGAAGCTCCTGCGGCTGTACTGGATCAGTTCACTGATACGACCTCAGGCGCGCAGGTAGCGCCAATCCGCCTGACCGGTGAAGTGCTGGCCAGTCAACTCACACTCGGCGAGGGTTTTACTTTGGCGCAGGCAAAAGCTGCGCTGCGTTCCCTGTGCCTGTTCGTTCGTTAATTCGGAGTCTTTGATGGATATTTTTGATACCCGCACCATGCTTGAAGCGGTTGAGCAGATGCCAACCGCGCGGCGCTTTTTGCTGAACACCTTTTTCAACGGCGGCAGTCCTGTCACGTTCCCGACCAAAACCGTGGACATCGACATCATCAAGGGCAAACGCAAAATGGCGCCGTTTGTTAATCCGCGCCTGCCGGGCAGTGTGTCGTTGCGTGAAGGCTATACCACCAGCACTTACAGCCCGCCGTACATTCAGCCAAAACGTGAGACCACCGCCGAGCTGGTGCTCAAACGTTCGGCCGGCGACAACCCGTTTTCCTCACGCACACCGCTGGAGCGTGCCGGGCAATTGCTCGGTAAGGACCTGCGCGATCTGGACGACGAAATCATCCGCCGGGAAGAGTGGATGTGCGCCCAGGCACTCACTACCGGAAAGGTTCGCGTCGTGGGAGAAGGGGTGGATGACACCATCGACTTCCTGATGGCCAGCGATCACAAGATCAGCCTGGGCAGCGGTCAGTGGGGCACCGAAGGCGGCGACCCGATTGCCAATCTTCGTAGTTGGAAGCGCAAGATCGCCAAGGATTCCGGCCGCACGGCAAACACCGTAGCCATGAGCGGCGAAGCGCTGGACGCATTTCAATCCAGTGCTGCAGTGATGAAACAACTCAACACTCGCCGCGTTGACATGGGCTTGATCAAGCCCGAAGAACTTCCGGACGGTGTGACCTATCTGGGTTACCTGAACGATCCCGGTGTCGATCTCTATGGTTACGACGAGTGGTATCTGGACGACGAGGATGACGAGCAGCCAATGATTCCGGCAGGGGGCTTGATTCTCGGCTCGACGTCCACGCGCAACGCCATGCTGTACGGGGCGATTCAAGATCTGGAAGCCGTGGAAAGCGGCTTAGTCGAAGCGGCGCGCTTCCCAAAGAGCTGGGTGACCCAAGAGCCGAGCGCTCGTTGGCTGAAGCTGCAGAGTGCGGCATTGGCTGGCCTGCTCGAACCGGATGCGTTCATTTACGCCAAGGTGGTGTGACATGGCCAAGAAAGCCGATTTTCTGGTGATCGACGGTTGCGTGCAGGATGGCCGCGTCGTTGTTGTGAAGGGCGAGCCTTACAGTCCGCCCAGTAAAGGGATTGAGGAAGCATTACTCGCCGAAGGGCGAATCGCTCCGCTCAAGGACCCCCGAGCCCAAGAACTGCTGCGCCAGAAATCGGGCGTTGCCAATGAGGACGACGACAGCGGCGGTGAGTGATGGGTTTTCGCGAATTGAGCGACGACATGGACGCCCTGGTGTTGGATGGCTTGGGCGACATGGCAACGGTCGGCGGTCGAGAGATCGCCGGTTTCTTTTCCGCGCCATGGCTGCAGCCGCGCATGGGGCGGATCAACACCGCATTGCGCGAGCCGCAATTTGAGATTCGCGTCGTCGATGCGGCGGGTGTTGAGCCGGGGCAACTGGTCGTTGTAGATCTGGCAAAGCAGGACGGGGGAGGCCAGTACGATCTGGTCAAGCTGGAACCAGATGGTTCAGGCTGGGTGGCATTGCTTTTGAGGGTTAAAGCATGAGCGTCGGCAGCTATTTCAAACCCTCAGCCAGTGGCGGGATGATCTCGCTGCAAACCTCGGCGGCAGACTTGAAAGCCTTTCAGGACTTTGCCGCCTTGGTGCCGAAAGCAGCATCCAATGCCCAGCGTCGCGCGATCAATAAAACCTTGCGCTGGCTTGCCACCCACATCGCTCGCGCCGTCGGCCGGCAGGAACGCATTGCGGTCGCCGCTGTGCGGCAACGTCTGCGGGCCTACCCGGTCAGCGGCGGCGCGAACAGCGGCAAATTGTGGTTCGGCCTCAACGCTATGGAAGCCAGCCGCATAGGCCGGGCACGGCAAACCCGGTCCGGTGTGTCAGTCGCGGGGCGACGCTTCCAGGGCGCGTTCCACAAGCGAGTCTATGGGGGCAGCGCAGATGTCTGGATCCGCGTCGGCAGCAAGCATTTCAAATCTTCGGATTACCCCGATAGCGATGTCAGTGCAGTCGGCGGCGCGAGTTCGGGCTGGATTGCCGAACATGACAACCGCTTCCCGCTGGCCAAGGCCAAGGTGTCGCTGGAGCAAGCCCGACCGCACTTCGATAGCTGGGTGCGTAAAGCAGACGAACACCTAGTGCATGTCCTGCAGCAGGAACTCAATTTTGAAGTGCAGAAGTACTTGAAGGGGAAATGACGTGATGGATTCAGTCGACGAACCATTCAGTCTTGAGCAGCTATATCGAGCCATCGAACGACATCTTCATGATCATTTGCCGGGCGTTCAGACGGTCGCGGTCTGGCCCAACATTGATGATCGCATCGCCTTGCCGGCGGTGCTGGTGGAACTGGCAGAAATGGAGCCGGGCGTTGATCCGGGGACGGGAGAAACCTGCTTGGCCTGCAAGTTTGAGGCGCGGGTGATCACCGATCCGATCCAGCCCGACCATCATCAGCAAGCAGTGTTCTTGGCAGGTCAGTTGGCCGTTCTACTACGGGCGCAGTCTTGGGGCGTAGAGGTCGAGCCAGCCGAGTTCGTTCAGGCCATGCAGGACTGGACCAAACCCGAACTGGACGGCTACACGGTCTGGGTCGTGGAATGGACACAGCAGATCTACCTCGGTGAAACCTGCTGGCCCTGGCCGGATCAGCCACCGGGGACGTTGGTGTTTGACGTTGAGCCGGGTGACGGACCATTCAGGCCAGAGGATCTGCCGTGAGTTACGCGAGCGCCCAGCATGACCGCATGATCGCGGGGACGGTAAAGGCTTGCTACGTGGTCGCGGTGGATCTGTCCGCTTCACCGCCGGTATGTCGAGTGTCGGACGGCAGTGAATGGGTCAGCGCTTGGGTGCGCTGGCACAGCATCGCAGCGGGCAAGGCCAGGCACTGGCGGGCGCCGTCTTTGGGCGAGCAGGGCAGTTTGATCAGTCCCAGCGGTGACGTGTCGCAAGGCACGTTTGTCCCGGGACTGTATGGCAACGCTGGTCCCCCGCCAGACAACCGCGACCACGTCGAGGTTTGGCGTTTTGATGACGGCGGCTCGCTCATCTATGACTGGCAGGCCAAGACATACAGCATCACCCTACCGAGCGGTACGGTCAGCATCAAAGTGGCGAGCACGGAAGCGGTTGTAACTGATAGCGCCGTGAGCGTGACCACCGGCAACATCAATCTGAAAGCGGCGGTGATGATCGAAGGGGCGTTACACGTCACCAAAGGCATCACCAGCGCCGGCGCGATCATTGACGCCACCGGAAACAGTAATCACCACACGCATTAATTCATTCACGACAGCCCGCCCAGTGCGGGCTTTTTCATGCCTGGAGAAATACATGGCCAAGATCGATACCGTCACCGAGGTGCAAGCGTCCTCGGAGCTGGCAATTGCATCCTCAACTTACTCATCGCCGGAGTCTTTGAAATTCCGCGACAAGCTCTTCACGTCGCGACTGGTGATCGTGCCCGGTACTGACCGTTCCTATCCGGTGGAGAAGGCGACGGTCATGGTGCCGGCCTCCGACATCGAGGCGGTCAAGTTCCTGAAAGCCAGCGAAGAATACGAGCCGTTCAAGGAGTGACATCGATGATCGGAATGGATCGCCAGACCGGCCTACCCATATCCGGCATCGAGCACCTGCGGCAATCCATTGCCGACATCTTGAGCACGCCGCTGGGCAGTCGCCGGCACCGCATGGAGTACGGCAGCAAGCTGCGGCGGTTTGTCGATTTGCCCGTTAACGAGGGCTGGAAAAGCGCCGTACAGGCTGAGATCGCCCGCGCACTGGGGCGCTGGGAGCCGCGTTTGAAGTTGAATCAGGTGCGCGTCATTTCCGTCATTGGCGGGCAAATCAATTTGCAAATCGTCGGGACGTACCTGGGCGACAGCGTCACGTTGGAGGTGGCCGCATGAGTACCGTAGATCTGTCGTCGCTGCCAGCGCCGACCGTGCTGGAGCCTCTGGACTTTGAAGAGGTTTATCAGGACGGGCTGAGCGTGTTTCGCGGGTATATGGGCGGTAACTGGACGGCCGCGCTGGAAAGCGATCCCGTGGTCAAAGTGCTTGAGGTCGGGGCCTACAACAAGGTCGGCAACCGCGCCCGGGTCAATGACGCCGGCAAGGCGCTATTGCTGGCGCACGCCATTCGCGGCGACCTCGATCACTTGGGGGCCAACGTCAATCTGCAGCGCCTGGTCATTCAGGCCGAGGATCTGCTGGCGGTTCCGCCGGTGCCCAAGGTCATGGAAGACGACGACCCGTTTCGCGAACGCATCCAGTTGGCCTATGAGGGTTTGACCACGGCCGGCCCGCGCAACAGCTACATCCTGCATGCGCGTAACGCTTCTGGGCTGGTGGCAGACGCCACGGCCGAAAGCCCGGCGCCTTGCTACGTTACGGTAACGGTGCTGGGGTTTGATGGGGAGGGTGAAGCGCCGCCGGAGCTGCTGGCGACGGTGGCCGCTGCGCTGGATGACGATGACGTGCGCCCGGTCGGTGATCGTGTGACCGTGCAGAGCGCGCAGGTGATCCGCTACGAGGTTGACGCCATCTTGCACATGGCCGGCGCCGGCCCCGAAGCAGATGCCAGTTTGGCCGAGGCGAAAAGTCGATTGGCAGCTTGGATCAACCCACGCAAGCGGCTGGGCGTCGAGGTCGCACGCTCCGCTATTGACGCTCAGTTGCACGTTGCCGGCGTTGCCCGGGTTGAGTTGGTCGGGTGGCAGGATCTGGCCCCGACCAAGGCGCAGGCGGCGTTCTGTACGCGCTACAACGTGAGGCTGGCGGGCTGATATGAAAAGTCTACTGCCGCTCAACAGCACGCAACTGGAACGGGCCATGGAGGCCGCGTTCTTCGAAAAGACGATTGTCCCACTGCGCGACCTCTACAACCCCGACACCTGCCCGGTGCATCTGCTCCCGCATCTGGCGTGGGCGTGGTCGGTCGATCGCTGGGACTACCGATGGTCCGAGGCGACCAAGCGCTCGGCCATCAAGGCGTCGTACTACATCCATAAGCATAAGGGCACGATCGGCGCGATACGTCGCGTGGTCGAGCCGCTGGGCTACCTGATTGAGATTGTCGAGTGGTTCAAGACCGTGCCCGAGGGCGTGCCGGGCACCTTCGCGCTGAAGATTGGCGTTCTCGATACCGGTATCACCGAGGAAATGTATCAGGAGCTTGAACGCCTGATTGACGACGCCAAGCCCGTCACCCGGCATATGACCGGGCTGGCGATCAGCCTGGAAACACAGGGTGATTTGAATGTGGGCGTGACCCTCTACGACGGCGACGAGCTTGATATCTACCCGCCGGAAATGCAGGACATCGAGATAACCGGCAGCTTCGGCGTGGTCGGCCGTGAGCACTCCATAGACATCATGGACATTTATTAAATGATTGATGCGAACTCAAAGTTTTTCGCGATCCTGACGGACGTGGGGGCGGCCAAGCTGGCGAATGCCAATGTGCTGGGCGTGCCCTGGAACATCACGGAAATGGGCTTGGGCGATGCCAACGAAACCGATCCGCAGCCCAGTGCCAAGCAAACCAAACTGATCAACGAATGGCGCCGCCGGCCGCTGAATCAGTTGCGCATCGATCCGGTCAACCCGGCGGTGATCATTGCCGAGCAAGTCATTCCGGCCGACGAGGGCGGGCGCTGGATTCGTGAGGTCGGGCTGTACGACGCTGACGGTGATCTGGTGGCGGTGGCCAACTGTGCGCCGAGTTTCAAGCCGGTGCTGTCACAGGGGTCGGGTCGTACGCAAGTGGTGCGGATGAACCTGATCGTTTCCAGCACGGCGCAAATCAGCCTCAAGATCGACCCGTCGGTGGTACTGGCGACGCGTGAGTATGTTGATTCGCGCATTCTGGAAGAGCTGAGCAAGCTCGACATTAAGCAGTCGGTGCGCGCGGCGACCACGGCCAATATCGCCCTGGTCGGTTTGCAGGTCGTTGACGGCGTTTCGCTGAATGCCGGCGATCGCGTGTTGGTAAAGAATCAGGCGGCCGCCAAGGATAACGGCCCGTATGTGGTGGCTGTGGGTGCCTGGGCGCGGGCCAAGGATGCCGACAATAACGCGAAGGTCACGCCTAATCTGACGGTCGCGGTCGAAGTGGGTGCGACGCAGGCCGATACGATCTGGCAACTGGTGACCGACGGCTCGATTGTCGTGGGCACCACGGCGCTCACGTTCAAGGACATTACAGACGGCTTTGCCCGGCTGCTGTCGCCAAGCTTTGCCGGCAATCCCACGGCCCCGACGCCGGCGCAATTCGACGGCAGCAAGTCGATCGCTACGGCGGAGTTTGTAAAGCGTAGTGGTGTCGAGTTCTCGGGCTTCTCCTCGAACGCTGCAAACTTGGCTTTGACGGCCGCGCACGTCGGTGGCCTTCACAGCTTTTCCGGTGCTACGCAGCTTCAGGCCACTTTGCCGCCGACGGCAGGTGTCGCGCAGGCTGCAACCATTACGCTTGTTTGTGCGGGTAATGGCGGGCTTAAAATCGTCCCGGCCGGCGCTGACGTGGTGTACACCTCGACCGGTGTGTCCGGCCCGTTGGTGTTGGCCCTGGGCGACACGGCTGAGTTCATCCGCCTGCAAGACCAGTGGCGGCTGATCGGTGGCACGGCGGCGCTGCGCTTTGCTGGAACGTTGAGTGGTGCCTATTACGTCACGCAGCCGCAGTTCGATAGCGGCAAGTCGCCGGCTACGACGGAATTCGTAAAGCGAATGGGCGTCGAGTGGTCGAACTTCAATGCACTATCCGTCAGTACCGTGCTAAGTGTTGCAAGCGTCGGCGGCGCGGTCAGCGCTGCGTCTTCAACACCCATCAGCCTTACCCTTCCGCCTACTGGGCTTGTGGTGCAGGGCGCAATGCTAATGGTGCTGAGCGCTGGCTCTGGCGCGGTCACTCTACAATTATCCGGTGGCGACCTCTTAACGAATGTGAGTGGTGTGTCCGTGTCCGTTGTTCTCGGGCAGGGCGATACAGCGCTGCTGACCAGAGTCTCCAATGAGTGGCGTCTGATCGACGGAACGGTGGCGTTGCGACACTCAGCAGCATTCGCTTCGAGCCTGCTATCGGGTAACGGCTGGGCAAAGCGTCCCGATGGTCTTATCGAGCAATGGGGTTCAGGCGTTACGGACGCGAACGGGTACGTTTATGTTACCTACCCTATCCCGTTCCCCAATACGGTGCGCAATGTTATGCCAGCGCACCTTGGTTCGTCGGCCTTGATGCACGCGATCATGGATACCAACTACACGCAGACCGGTTGCAAGCTTCGCGTGCAAAATGCGGCGGGCGCTTCGTCGGCTGGGTGGTATGTTCTTTGGCGAGCTGTGGGATATTGAACATGGACAAAATTGTATATTTCAGCCCGTCCATGTGTGGGGCTTATCGCCCTGAGATCCATGGTGCGGACATGCCGGCGGACGTAGTCGAGGTCTCGGAAAGCGTTTGGCAATCGCTGCTCAATGAGCTGTCGACCAGTCCAAAAATGATGTCGTCACGGTCCAACGGTCAGCCGGTTTTAATTGATCCTCCGGCACTGGATGCCGATGCGCTGACCGCTATTGAGCGCGCTTGGCGTGATGGGCAATTGGCGCTGACGGATCCGCTGGTTTCTCGACACCGCGACGAGATCGAGGAGGGGGGCGAAACCTCGCTCACGGCCGACCAGTACGCGGAGTTGCAGACGTACCGCCGGCAGTTGCGCGATTGGCCGCAAGGGGATCAATTCCCCCGCGCCGAACACCGACCATCGGCGCCGACCTGGCTGTCAGCACAACCCAACTAAACGCCCCGCACTGATGGGGCGTTTTCTTTTCCGTTACGCGTAACACGAACACCCTCACAGCCTCGCTTATGCGGGGCTTTTTCGTTTCTGGAGACTGACCCTTATGAGTTTTTTCCACGGCGTCACGACCACGTCGGTCGACACTGGTGCGCGCACCATCTCGCTGCCGTCTTCGTCGATCATCGGTCTGTGTGCCACCTTCACCCCGGGCGTTCTCGGCGGCGGCACGGCGAAAGCCGGCGAACTGAAGTTGATCACTACCGAGCGCGAAGCCATTGCCGCCTTCGGCGCCGATTCGGCAATCACCAAGGCGTGTAAGGCGATCTACGTCAAAGCCAAGGCGGTGATCGTCGCCATCGGCGTGCCCAAGCTGGAAGACGCGGCGCTGCAAACCTCGGCGATCATTGGCGGTGAACTGGTCTCGGGTCAGCGTACCGGCCTGCAGGCGCTGCTCGACGGTAAAAGCCTGTTCAACGCTCAGCCGCGGTTGTTGATCGCCCCGGGCCACACCGCGACTCAGGCGGTGGCTACGGCGCTCGACAGCGTGGCGCAGAAGCTGCGCGCCATCGGCATCATCGACGGTCCGGGTACGACCGACGAGGCCGCTATTGCCTACGCCGAGAACTTCGGCAGTCGCAACCTGTTCATGGTCGACCCGGGCGTCAAGTATTGGGACACCGGCACCAGTTCGACGGTCGACGCGCCCGGCTCGGCTTGGGCAGCAGGCCTGTTTGCCTGGACGGATGCTGAATACGGTTTCTGGGCCTCGCCATCGAACAAGGAATTGACCGGCATCACCGGTACCGGCCGCGCGGTCGAGTACCTGGACGGCGACGAGACCTGCCGGGCCAACCTGCTCAACAACGCCAATATCACCACGATCATTCGCGATGACGGTTATCGCCTGTGGGGCAACCGCACGCTGTCGAGCGATCCGAAGTGGGCCTTCGTTACCCGCGTTCGCACGCTGTTCATCCTCATGGATGCGGTGCAGGCGGGGCACAAGTGGGCGGTCGACCGTTCGATCACCAAGACCTACGTGACCGATGTCACCAACGGTCTGGATGCGTTCATGCGCGACCTGAAAGCCCAGGGCGCGATCATCAACTTTGAAGTGTTCGCCGACACCGAACTGAACACGGCCAGCCAGATCGCCCAGGGCAAGGTGTATTGGCGCATCCGTTTCACCGACGTGCCGCCGGCAGAGAACCCGAATTTCCTTTTCGAAGTCACCGATCAGTGGATGACCGAAGTGCTTGAAGCAGCCTAAGGGGGCGTAGCAAATGATTCCTCAGACTTTGTACAACACCAACCTGTTCGTCGACGGCGTGAACTTCTCCGGCGACGTGCCTAGCCTGACGCTGCCCAAGCTCACCACCAAGACTGACGAATATCGTGGCGGCGGCATGGCCGGCCCCATCGAGATGGATCAAGGGCTGGAAAAAATGGAAGCCTCGTTTGTCACCAAGGGCGTGCGCCGCGAGTCGCTGAAGTACTTCGGCCTGGCTGACGGCACGGCGTTCAACGCCACGTTCCGAGGTGCCTTCAAGGGCCAAAAGGGCGCGGTGACAGCGGTCGTTGCCACCTTGCGCGGTCGCCTCAAAGAGGTCGATCTCGGTGACTGGAAAGCCGGTGATGCGGCCGAGATCAAACACGCCGTTTCGGTCACGTACTACAAGCTCGAAATCGACGGGCGCCTGATGTACGAGATCGACATGGTCGCTGGCATCCAGGTGATCGACGGCAAAGACCAACTCCTCGAAGTGCGCCAGGCGCTAGGCCTATAAGGAATAGATTCAGATGACTCAAGTAATCGCTAAAAACCTGCCGGCCTGGCTGTCGCTCAGTGCAGCCGGTGCCGTCGTAACGCTGACCCGCCCAAGCCAAGCCAATAGCATCGACGTCGAGACGTTGAACCTGCGTAACCCGACCGTGCGTGAAGTGCGCGCGGCTGATCGTGCTGCCAACGGTGATGATGAACAGCGCGAACTGATGCTGTTCGCAGGTCTGGCCGAAGTCGGACTGAAGGATCTGGAAGGCCTCAAGCTGACGGATTATCGCCGCGTGCAAACGGCGTATTCGCACCTGGTGCCGAAAACCGATTATTCGGACTCGATGCCGGCATGGTTGTCGCTGACCACCGATCAAGTGCTGGTAACGCTGTCGTGTCCGAGCGAAATCAACGGAGTGACCGTCGACAAGCTGGCCTTGCGTTCGCCGACCGTGGGTGACGTGCGGGCGGCCAACCGTGAAGTGGGTGGCGACGATGAGCAGCGCGAGCTGGTGTTGTTTGCTGCGTTATCCGGTGCGCCTGTCGCGGATCTGGAGGGGCTGAAGCTGGTGGATTTTAACCGCTTGCAGGCCGGCTATTTTCGCATGGACAACGACGACGGGCTTTAACCCCAGCGTTATCAAGTCGGCGGCGAAACGTCTGGCTGCGGAAACCGGATTTTCCGCCGCTGAGATCCAGTCGATGCCGTTCGCGGACATGGTGTGGTGGCTCACGGATTGAGCCGCCATCGATAGTGCTGGGCACATGAGGGCCATGACATGGCAAACAAACTCGCCCTCGGGCTGGTGATCGGCGGTGCCGTCAGTTCCACGGTCGGCGCCGCGTTCAAGGACGTGACCGGGCGCATCAAGCGCCTCGAGGCAGAAGGCAACAAAGCGCGCGTGCTGCAGCGCACGATTGGCGACACCATCCGCCTGCGCGAAGAATGGAAAAAGGCTCACGACACCGGCGCTGCCGGTGCGTCCAAATTACTCAGTCGTTTGAACTCGAACCTCGACAGCTTGAAAAAGCAGGGGATCGAGGTCGGCCGGCTGGAAAAAGCCTATCGCTCGATGGGGCAGACGGCCAACAAGGCCGAGCTGAAAGCCAAGGGTCATCAGCAGATTGATTCTGGCGTAAAGGGCATGAAGGGCGCTGTCGGTGCAGCGGTGGTCGGTGTCGGTGCCATGGCGGTGCCGGCCAAGGTCAGCGCTGATTTTGGCGCGATTGTCCGTGACATCGCGATCAAGGCCGGCATTGCCAACAAGCCGCAAGAACAGGAGATGTCGCGCAAGATCATCGACACTTCACGCGATACCGGCATGGCGCGCAACGATGTGGCCGACGTGGTCAATCAGTTGGTCGGTGCCGGTATGGACTTGAGCAAGGCGCTGGAATACGCGCCTGTCGCGGCCAAGTTTGTCGTGGGGCAGGGATCCAGCGGCGTCGATACGGCGAAGATGATCAACGCCCTGGGGCAGAACGCCAAGATCACCGATCCCAAGCAGATGCAGCAGGCGCTGGAAGCGATCGCCTACCAAGGTCAGGCGGGCAGCTTTGAAGCGGCCGACATGGCCAAGTGGTTCCCGGAACTGCTGGCCAACATGGCCAGCAACGGCATCACCGGCTTGGATGCGGTGACGCAACTGGGCGCCATGTTGCAGGTGCAGATGAAACAGGCCGGCAGTTCGGACGAAGCGGCCAACAACCTGAAAAACTGGATGGGCAAAATCGGCTCGACCGACACGGTCAAGGCCTACGAAAAAGCCGGTATTGATTACAAGGGGTCGATGCAGACCGGCTTGCAAAACGGCATGTCGACGCTCGAAACCAGTATGGCGCTGGCTCAGAAATACATTCAGGCGACCGATCCGAAGCGTGCGGCGGCCATGGCCGAAGCCACGTCAAAAATCAGCAAGGAAGCCGACCCGGAGAAGGCCAAGGCCATGATGGCCTCGCTGGAAGAATCCCTGCGCACCGGCGACCTGTTCGCCGACATGCAGGTCAAGGCCGCACTGTCGGCCTACATGCAGAATAAGGCGCTGTACAGCCAGCTCAAAAACGATTCGCGTGACGCGACCGGGATCCTCGACAAGAACCTCGCCGAGCGGCGCGAGTCGTCATCGCAGAAATGGGCGGAAATGGCCCAGTCGATGGATGACGCCATGCGCAGCATCGGTGATGCGCTGCGCCCGGTGACGGACACCGTGGCCGAGTCGTTGACCAAGGTTACTAAAGGCATTACGTCGCTGACTGATAGCGCGCCCGGGGTGGTTGCCGGTATCGCCACGGTCGGTGCGGGGCTGATCGCCTTGAAGGGTATCTTCAGCACGATCAAGATCGGCAAGGGGCTGCTAAACCTTGCGCGTGGGTCGCGCGGTGGCAGGAATGGGGGCGAAGCCCCAAATAAAAACCCCGGAGAACTTGATCTGGTAGCGACTGGCCTGGATGTTGTTTCGCGGGTGAAGGATGCGGCAACAGGCAGTGGCCTTGGTACTGAAAGTGGTGCAGGTAACGACGGCGTCAAGAAGGTTTTCGTCGTCAATGCCGGCGCTATGGGGGGCGGTGTGGATGCGTCGGGCGAATCGCGCCGACGTGGACGTGGGTCAAGGCGCAGCGCTCGGCGCCGGTCGTTGCCGAGTTCGAGAGGTCCTCGCCCATCTGTGCCTCGTCCAGCTGTTCCGGTTTCACGTCCATCTGTTCCGGTTTCACGGCCACCCGTTCCGGCTTCGCGTCCCCCTGTTTCGATCCCGACGCCATCAGTCCCTTCTGTTCCAAGTGGGGCATTGTCCAGGCTCGGCGTCGTCGCAGAAACCGTCGGTAAGGTCAGCAAGGTGGCCAAGGTCATTCCCGGCGGCACGCTGCTGGAGTCCGGCGCGATGGCGCTTGAAACCTTTCAAAACGCCAAGACCAAGGACGAAAAAGCCGAAGGTTACGGTTCGGCTGCCGGCAACCTGGCCGGCACCATGGCCGGTGCAGCAGCAGGCGCCGCCATTGGTTCGGTTGTGCCGATCATCGGCACCGCGATCGGCGGCATGATCGGTGCTTACCTGGGCAGTCAGCGCGGTGCGGCGCTGGGCGGGTCGTTGGGTAAGTCGCTGTTCGGCGGTGAGGATGAAAAGCCCGAGCAAACGGCAAAGGCGCCGGTGCCGACCACGCCGCTCATGATGGCGTCAGCGGCGCAGCAAGGCCCGGTGCTGGGGGATGTCGCGCGCTCGATGGCAGTGACGGCGCCACTCAAGTCGGCGGCGATGGCCATCCAGCCCAAGGAGGCGGCGAAGCCGGAGCCGGCCAAGGTGGATCAGCAGTTTCAGTATTCACTGAGCATGCCGGTCACGGTGCAGGGCGATGTCAAAGACCCGCAAACCTTGGCGCAGGATCTGATGCCGCACATGCAGCGAATGATGGCGGACGCGGCGAGGAGTAACGCCGCCAAGCTGTACGACGAACCCCATGTCTAAGGAGGTTTCATGGCTTACATGGAGCAGATGCAATCAAGTCTGAAGTATCTGGTGGATGCAGCGGAAACCGGGCGGCGTAGCGCGGATGGCATGCTGTCCCCGGTCAATGGCGCGATCCGCGAATTGACCGGCGCCGCATCCGAGCTGGAAAACATCCCGTTTGTTGGTCCGGCCATCGGCGCCAAACTTCAGCGGGTGATGCGCGGCGTCGACGCGGCTCAGGCCAAAGTCGGTCAGGTGGTGGCGGTGTACGGCCGCGCCACCCGGGCGGCGGCTGAAGTGCAGGATCGGCTGGGCACATTGAAGGAACAGGCGGGCAAGGCGGCCACGGCGATCAACAACGTCGCAGGCAAGGTCAGTCCGTCGCTGGCCAACATCGTGCCCACCAGTTCCTTTGCCCTGGAGGCTACGCCGGCGCCGGAGGCGGTGAAGCCATTCCCGCACCTGATGATCATTCAGCCGCGCGATCCGAAGATTGAGCCGTATTACTTCAACCTGGACACCGCAGCCTTCGATGAGCTGAGCCGTTCGACGGAATTCCGCTGGGCTTCTCAGGAGCGGCTGACGCGCCGGCCGGCGAAGCAGGCCATCGGTATGGGTGATGAAAAGTTGACGCTCAAAGGCACGATCTACCCAGGCTTCAAGGGCGGATTGAAGCAGCTCGACACCCTGCGTTCCATCGGGGCCAGGCTGCAACCGCTGACTTTGACCACCGGCTATGGCGAGGTGATCGGAACGTGGTGCCTGAAAAACATCAACGAGGAACAGTCCGCGCTGCTGCACGGCGGGATCCCCCGCAAACAGGGGTTCACTTTGGAGTTTGAGCGCTATGGCGACGACATGCAGGACGTCTGACGGCGACATGCTCGATGTCATTTGCAACAACGTTTACGGCCATCTGAATGGCAGCGTCGAGGCCGTGCTCGATGCCAATCAGGGTTTGGCTGATGAGCCTCAGCCGTTCCGGTCGGGCGTGATCATCGTCCTGCCGGATCTGCCCAGCCCGACCAATGAAGGCGTTAGTTTGTGGGATTGACCTGGGGCGATGCCTTCGCCGGCACCGCGTCGCGTTACGCGTAACGACACCTTGTTTTTCTGGCCCGCCTTGTGCGGGTTTTTTATTGGAAAAAACCATGACTCCGATGTTTCGAATTGTCGCCGATGGGGCCGACGTCACGGCCAAGATCAATGATCGGCTGTTGTTGCTGCGCACTTCTGACAAGCCGGGCATGGAGTCCGACGAATTTGAGTTGCGTATCGACGACCGTGATGGGCAAGTGCAATTGCCACGGCGTGGCAGCTCAATCGAGATCTACCTGGGCTATGCCGAAACTACCTTGACTCGTATGGGCAATTACACCGTCGACACGGTCGAGGTGTCAGGCCCGCCGGACACGATCGTGATCAAGGGCAAGGCCAGCGACGTGCGTGGCAGTGGCAAGACCATTCGTAGCGGAAGCTGGGAAGACGTGCCGCTGTCGAAGATCGTGGCTGACGTCGCCGCGCGCAATGGCTGGACGCCGGTGTGTCCGGTGTCGACCAAGGTTGCCCGGGTCGACCAGCTCAACGAGTCCGATTTTAATTTCATCACCCGTCTGGCCAAGCAATACGACTGCACGGCCAAGGTGGCCGACGGCAAGCTGTTGGTGATGCCGCGCCAAGGAGGCCAGACGGCCAGCGGCAAAGCATTTGGCGCTATTACGCTGACCCGCAGTGACCTTAGCCGCTGGCAATTCAGTCTCGGCGATCGCAATTCACACAAGGCAGTTTCGACCAAGCACCAGAACAAAAAGGACGGCAAGTTGGAGGTGGTCACCATCGACAACGATGACTCCCCGGACGGTCTGCCGGCGGTGCATACCGATCGCCATATCTACCCAAACAAGACCGCCGCCGAAGCGGCCGCCAAGGCGCGGCTGTCAGCGTTCAACCGCTCGACCGCCGACGTGCGGTTTGAGATGGAAGGACGGACTGACATCTTCGCCGAGCGGCCGATTCTCGCCCAGGGGTTCAAGGTCGGGCTTGATGGCGAGTATCTGGCGGATTCGGTCGAGCAGGTGTTCACCCAGTCCGGCTGGTCCACTACGGTCGAATGCAATGCCGGCAAAGCCGGTAAATCCAAGGGCAAGAAAAAGAAAGGGCCGAAACCACCCCTCAAGGTAGTGAACATCGAGAAGCAGTAGCCGCATCCCATCGCCGCCTGAGTGCGGTTTTTTTACGTCTGGAGTTTGTATGTCCATCACTGAACAACAGCTGCAAAGCATCATGCCCAACGCCCGCCGCCAAGCGGGCGTTTTTGTTTCCGCCCTCAACGCAGCCATGGCCCATCGGCAGATCAACACGCCGAAACGCCAAGCCGCGTTCTTGGCGCAAGTCGGTCACGAGTCGGGTCAACTGCAGTACGTCCGGGAACTGGGCGGCGACCAGTACCTGAGTAAATACGACACCGGCAACCTGGCTGCGAAACTGGGCAACACGCCGGCAGCGGATGGTGATGGCCAGCGCTATCGCGGTCGCGGCCTGATCCAGGTCACTGGCCACGACAATTACCTGCGCTGCAGCTTGGCGCTGTTCGGCGACGAGCGATTGCTGCGTACGCCTGAACTGCTGGAGCTGCCGCAGTGGGCTGCCGAGTCGGCGGCGTGGTTTTGGTCCGTGAATGGGCTGAACGCGCTGGCCGATCAAAATGAATTCAACACGATCACCCGCCGGATCAACGGCGGCCTCAATGGCCTGCAAGATCGGCTGGAGTTGTGGGGGCGGGCGAGGGCGGTGTTATGCGTCTCGGCGAACTGATCCCGACGCCGTATCGGCTGCTGGCAAAAGGTTTGCTGCTGGTCGTCTTCGTCGGTGGTCCCGCGGCCATTACTTGGCAAGTCCAGGAGTGGCGCTACGGCAAACAGCTCGCAGAGCAGGCCCGACTCCACACCGAAACCTTTAACCAGTTGGCCCTGGCCACGGTCGCGCAGCAGCGTGCCGAACAGGACCAACGCCTCGCGCTCGAGCAGCGCTTGGCCATCAGCGAACAAACCCATTATCGAGCCTTGAGCGATGTCCAACGTGATCAAGGTCGCCTGCGCGACCGCCTTGCCACTGCTGATCTGCGCCTGTCAGTCCTACTCGACGCCACCACCGGCGCCGGCAACGGATCGCTGTCAGCCACCACCGCCACCGGCGGCGTGGTTCATGGCCCCACAAGAGCCGAACTTGACCCAGCGCATGCTCAACGAATTATCGGCGTCACCGATGACGGCGACCGAGGGCTGATTGCCCTCGCGGCCTGTCAGGCATACGCCAAAGAAGTCTCAGCACTGAAGTGAAAAAGAGCGGCCGGTCCGGATGCGTCAACATCCGGATCGACCGCCGTCCCTGCAGATGGTCCCTGCAAGTCCAGCCAAGGCTCTTGCTCCGTGCACAAAGCGCGGCGAGCCTAGCACCTGTTTATCCATACAGTAAAGGTCTTGCTTTTTATGTCTACACCCATCATCCCTTGGATGGGCGGCAAACGCCGCCTGGCCGACCGCCTCATTCCGCTTTTTCCGCCACACGAATGCTATGTCGAAGTCTTTGCCGGCGGTGCCGCGCTCTACTTCATGAAGCCCCAGCCATCGCCAGTCGAGGTCCTCAACGACATCAACGGCGACCTGGTCACGCTTTACCGCGTTGTGCAGAACCACCTCGAAGAGTTCGTGCGCCAGTTCAAATGGGCGCTCAGTTCGCGACAGGTGTTCGAATGGCAGAAGATGACCCGCCCTGAAACCCTCACCGACATCCAGCGCGCCGCCCGATTCTTCTACCTGCAGCACCATGCCTTCGCCGGCAAGGTCTCGGGTCAGA